GTCCAAGAACGTATCAAAGAGTTTTATGCCAAATACCCTGATGGGTCGTTGCAGTTTGAGTTTAAGGGAATTTTAGAGGGATCACCTTTGATGATGTGGGGCATCGCTTACGCTTACCGCACACCAAATGACGAACGCCCTGGCATTGGCACAGCTGCCGAACTGATTGAGGGCAAAACCCCATACACTCGGGGCAGTGAATTGCAGAATCTAGAAACATCGGCCTGGGGGCGTTGCCTAGCGGCTTTGGGGCTTGGACTTTCCAAGGGCATTGCAAGCAAGCAAGAGGTACAAGCTGCTAAGGATCGCCAAGCACCTGGGCCAGCAAAGCCAAAAGAGGTTGACCCTTGGGCGTTAGTGGATGAACCTGATTTGAGCGTGCCGGAATGTAAGCATGGGCCGATGCGCCGCAAAACCGGCCTAAAGAAAGATGGCACACCTTACGCTGGCTATGTCTGCCCAGTAGGTGGCGAGGGCGAACGATGTGAAGCGAAATGGGATCGTTCCTAATGTGCGATCATGGCGAGCCAAGAGGGGCTAGGTATTGCGCCCTATGCAAGCGCGATGGAATTTCAGCAAAGATTGATGCCATCACGCAGGTAAGCGAACACGCTGATGGGACATGGTGGGCCGCATCAATGCGAGCGATCAACCATCTTGCAAAGACTCGGGACACTTTTACAGCTGATGACGTATTGGAATTGGTCGAGGCACAGGGTTATCGAACTAAAGAAAACCGAGCCATGGGCGGTGTCATGCGACACGCACAGACCAAAGGCTTGATTCAGATCACTGACGTATTTGAGCCGAGCCACAACAAGCGCAAACACGCTAGCCCAACACGGGTGTGGCGATCATTGATAGTCCCGGCGCAGATGGAGTTGGCGAGTGAGTGAATCAGAGGTCATGCGCTGCGGTTGCGGTGGATGGGTATACATTGGCAAGCCATGTGGCTTTTGTGAGAAATGGCAAAATCGTGGATGAGATCGAAAGGGTATTGGAAAACATTATGAAAGAACCAATTTCAAGTGATGCAGTTTGGGCAAGTATTGAGGGCAAGATACGAGGTCATTATTTAGCAGCTCAAAACCTGCCACAGTCATGTCCACAGTGCGCCAAGATACTTGAACCAGTTGATTTCGGTGTCGATCCTGACACTAACGAACGTATGTGGGTGACACATTGCTGTGGTAATTGGGAAAAGTTTTATGAAAAACTAGGGCCAAGTGATTTGATTTGATTGGGCGCGGTGATCGTTGGATCGTCATGTTCTTGTGTAAATGTAGTTACGGTTTCACACGGGAATTAGAGGATGATCCATCATGTGCCAAAGAAACAGCCCAAGGGTATTTAGATCACTTCATGGCCAAGCATTATGAAAAGTGCAAAAACAAAGTATTTAAGGCCTACATCGAGGAGACATAAACAAACGACACGCGGATGCCAAGAAACAACCGCGTGCCGTTCAAACCGATGCTAGCATCGTAAGCCTCAACGCTCTAGTCAAGAGTATAACTGATGCCCGACCAATCCTCGGGTGAACCGCCGTTAGATGGCGTATCTCGACATGGATTGATTAGCCCATGAAAATAGCAGAAATGCGAGCCTTAGCAGCTGATGTCAACACGAATCGCCTGGCATCAAAACACCCAGCACTAAGGCACACGGCGCGATTGTGCGAAAGCACCCATGACCAACCAAACCTACGCGGTGACGGTGGCGAGTGGCTTGATCCAATGCCATTCCCTGCTCACCTATCGGCTTGGGTGGCAAGTTTGGGTTACGCTAAACACCATGACGAGATGGGTGCAGGTGAAGCAGGATGAACTATTGGAATACGTTGCAATGGTTGAGTACCTAAGGAAAGACCACACGCAGCTACAACAAGAGGTCAAGGATGCAAAAGAATTAGCCAGCATTATCGAAGCAACATGGATGGCACGAATAGACAAACTTACTGACATGATCATGGACATACACCCTAGTGATCACAGATACGAACGAGGGCTAATGGATGCGTACAACATAGTGAGGCACGATGAGCAGAGCGCATAGCCAAGGCACAACAACACAATGGCGCAACCTACGGGCTGCGTGTTTCAGGGTATGGGGTAGGGCTTGCCTTATGTGTGGTGACCGGGCAACCGAGGTCGATCACATCATCGAGTTAGCAGCTGGGGGCAGTAACACCATCGACAACGTGCAACCTTTGTGTAAGCCTTGCCACAAAGCCAAAACATCGAGGTTTAACAGTACGCGTGAGAGAGGCACAGAAAGCCATAGGGCGGTTTTTTCTAGGGTCGTGCCACCCACAGACTCCCTTTCTCTTATTTCTCCCCGATTGGTCAGATTTGATCCACCAACAACCGAAAGGCCTAGGTCATGACCCAAAACAAAACAGAACCGCCAGAGGATAAACCAATGGGCATCTACCTATCGTTGAACTCGGCACTCTCGGTAGCAAATTGGTTAGCCCCAACCGATGTTGCGGCGATGACATTAGCCAGGCGAATTGCTTTGGCATTAGATACGGCCTTTGACATGGGCGATCTCAAAGAGGCCACACCTTTAGCTGCTAAATACTTAAATGTCTTACAGCAGTTGCATCTCACAGTCGAAACACGAACACTAGGAAAACAGGGCGAGGAAAATGACGGGACTAACCATGTCGGAAACTATTTACGGCTACTCGAAACCAAGGATCGAAAGCCCAAGCCTAAACCTGCCCAGCGCAGGGCCAGTGGTAGCGCAACTAGCTGACGAACTTGGTGTGCCTTTGCTCGATTGGCAAAAGTACGTTTTGGATGATGCTTTGCAGATCCTGCCCAATGGTCGCTGGGCTAGGTCGCAGGTAGGGGTTCTCTGTGCCAGGCAAAATGGAAAAACGCATTTAATGCGTATGCGTATTCTTGGTGGCCTGTACATCTTTGGAGAAAAAAATGCAATCGCCATGTCCCAGACTAGGCAACTTTCACTAGACACTTTTAAGCAAACAGTCGACATGGCCGAGAGCCTGGATTGGATGCGAAAGCGGATTAAGCGAGTTTCCCGGACTAATGGGCAGGAGGAACTAGAGGTATATTGCCACCATTACCCAAAGTCATGTGGCGGCAAGTGTGAACGAATCCGCAAGTATTCGATTCGAGCAGCTACGAGCGAGGGCCCACGCGGCGCAACTGCCGATCTACTTTATGTTGACGAACTAAGAGAAATTGACGAATCCACCTGGGCAGCGGTTACGCCGATCACCCGAGCCAGACCCAATGCCCAAATCTTTTGGACTAGCAATGCTGGCGATTTAACTTCGACGGTACTAAATGAACAACGGCGCAGGGCTTTGACTTTTGCCAGTGATCGCATGGGGTACTACGAATACAGCGCGCCGGCAGGTTCATCGGTTGATGACATCGAAGCATGGAAGCACGCCAACCCAGCAATGGGTCACACCATTAGCGATCAAAACATCAGGGATGCCGCAACCTTTGACAGCCCAGATGCTTTCAAAACTGAAAGTCTTTCGATGTGGGTCGATGCAATCGACAGCCCTTGGCCAATGCAGGTGTGGAACGAATGCGAGGCAGACATCGCGCTAGAGGATGGCTTGCCAACTTGGATGGCAATGGATCTCAATTTCAATCGTGAGTTGGCTTGCTTGGTTACTTTGCAACAACGAGAAAACGGTTACGGCGTGTTTTTGCATGAATGGAAAAAAGAGGGTGGGATAAACGACTTGGAACTGGCTGGGGAAATAGCCGCGCTGACTCGTCGTTATCGCCCAAGGGTGCTGGCTTATGATCCAAATACTGCTGGCTACATTGCGCCAAGACTTGCCCAGGCTGGAATCCCGACAGCCCCAACCCCTTGGAACTCGGCAGGATTCTCAATCATGTGCGATCAAGCAATGAACGCAATGCAATCTCGGCAGCTGCTACACCCAGCACAAGAAACTATGCACAGCCACTTGGTCAGTTGCGCTCGCCGCCCGGCATCCGATGGTGGTTGGCGTATTGCTAGACGAGCCGCGCAAGTACCGATCACAGCTGCGATCGCTTTGGTCATGGCGGTGGGTCACGCCACCGAGCCACAACAA